CCACCTTTGTTTGTTCCTTCTGCTTCTTCATATCCTGCAAGTTGTGCTAAGTATCCGAAGTTATCTTGTTCTACTAGAGTACCATCTTTAAATTTTTTAAATGCAAAACCAGAAGCTGTCTTCACATCAACAACTTCCCCATCAATCTTACAGTCCATGTGTCCTTTAATTCCACTAACAGAAATTTCTTTTTGTTCGGAATCAATCTTATGCCCAGACATTTTAACAAAGAATAAAACTAACACTTCAAGTAAGTGTCCGTATAAAAATTTAATCAGCGTACTAGATTCTAATTCTTTAGCAGAAACATCTTTAGAATTCATGTCGTACCACAACTGACGAGAAGGCTTACCAATATTCGACATTCTTAATGTATTAACATTGGCTTTGTCTGCACCTCTAGGAGTTGCCCATTGTTTCAATGCGTTAGCCATGTCTTCACCAAAGACTTTTAAATCCTGGTCGGTTAGTTTAATATCTTTACCTTTAGTTAAGGTAGAAATTGTAGAGTAGATATCATCTACTAATGTATCGAGACTTTTATTTTTTTTCATCTTCTGATTCCTTGAAAGCTTTTATAACATCCGATGAGAAAAGCTTTTGTAAATTAATTAAAAACATTTTACTTGCGTTGTTGTCTCCACCGGATACTGTTTTAAATTTATCTAGTTTATCAACAATGGTACGCAACACTTCTGTTTTAAAAACAAGAGTACAATACTCATTGTCTCCAACACATAAATTATGAAACCAATAATCAGATTCGGTTGCTCTGATTCCTGAAGGCTTACCCCAGGATTCATATTCAATAGCGATGTTGCCTGTTTTCATCCACATGCCACGCTCTGATTTAACTTCTATCTTTTTATCTTGTAGCATTTCTGCTACTTTATCTTCTCTAACTGTACCATACTCTAAGTCTAAGTCAAACTTCTTTCTGTTTTCTTTAGTGGGTTTCACTCCAATTATCTCCTACTTTGTATTCACCATCCATAGGACAACGAAGATTTAAATGTTCTCCTGCTTTAATAAGACTATTAACAGCAAGTTCCCCTGCAAATTCTGCTTGTGATTCTTTGACTTCTATCTGCCACTCATCATGAATGTTAGCAACAAATTTATAATCAATAGCATTTAGTTTTAATAAATCGTCTAGTATAACTAAACCTTGTTTCATAATGACGGCACCATTACCTTGCAGTAAAGTATTTAAAGATGCGTGTTGATGTCTTACAAAGATTCTTCTTCCATCTAATCCTTTGAGGAAACCTTTTGAAGATGCTCGGTCAACTCTTTTTTTAAGAGCATTAAATGATGGGTTACTACTAAGAAAGCGTTCTCGCAATCGCTTACCTTCAAGTCTATCTCCTTCAATAATGCTACCAATCTTCGCATCTCCTGCTCCGTAAATGAGGGCGTAGATGAAAGTTTTTGCCTGGTCTCTTGATTCAAGTCCTGCAAGATTTTTGTTAGCTGTGTGAATGTCACCATTAATGATTTCATTTATGTACTCCTCGTCAGCCATATAGTGAGCCAACATTCTTAATTCTAATTGACTTGCATCTATACCTACAAGTTTATATCCTTCTGCAACAGTCCAACAACTTCTACATTCTTTACCGAAAGGAGAGGAAGAGGCTGGTACTTGTGCCATATTAGGACTCCGGTGTGACATACGACCAGTGATAGTTCCCATTGACATCACTGACCCATGTACCCTATCGTCATCAGCAACAGCATCAATCCACGATTCAATCTGAGTTGCTCTCTTTTGAACTAGTAAATACTCTGCAATTAAATTAGCTTCTGGTATATGTTTGATAGCTTTCAGCGTACCTTCATCAGCAATAGGTTTACCTGTTTCTGTAAACCTTTTAGGTTTCCATCCGAAATCTATTAAGTATTCACCTATCTGTTGCCGAGACCCTAAGTTAAATTCTTTTAATTCTTTTCTCTGGAAAGGCGTGATGTCTAAAGTGTCTACCCGTTCATCATACTCTATCTCAGAAAGTCCAGACTTAGAAAGTGTTCCATCATTTTTTAATTTAGGTACTACATCTTTAACAAAAACCCACTTAGGTTTAAATGTTTCATGTACTTCTTTTTCAATCTCTGCTTTTCTCTTATTCAAAGAACTTAATAAAGACATCCCTGTCTGCTCATCAAACAAAAACCCATTGATTTCTTGTTGTTGTAAGATTTTACAAACAGAATGTTCAAGGTCAATACATTGCTTGGTAAAAACAGAACCTTCTTTTCTTAAAGCTTCAAGTACTTTTTTATTTAATCTAACATCTTGTATACAGTAGGTTAGCATATCCTCACTGAAACCAGAGAAGTTTGGTTGTTCTCCTTTGGGACAATTAAGTCTCCAACCCCACTTCTCTAAGCTGTGTCCCCCATCACGAGTGGGGTGAAATAGTCTTGACAGGGTCAAGGTATCAATGACTTCTGCACATGCAGATAAATCCACCCCAAAAAGTTTTTTAATGATAGGTATATCAAAGCCTATAATGTTATGTCCTATAAGCTTATCTGCCTTGGATAGAAACTCAATGCCTTTGTCTATTTCTTTGGGGTCAAAGGAATAAACATTATCATCCTGGTCAATCGCAACGATGCACCAAATTTCTGTCGCAGCAGGTATAGTAATCTCTATATTTTTCTTAAGGTCTGCATCATAAACCTTTTGTTTAGAGTCAAACAGAAGTCCATTTGTTTCTATGTCAAATATTAATTCCATACTATCTCCTAAAAAGGTACTAAAGTTTCAGTGTTCTCACCCATTAGCTCATCATCAGTATACTCTGATAACCGACCAGTCTCTGAATCATACACTAAAGAAGTAGCCAACCCAACATCACCGGTGTACCTTGATTTAAGTACACGAAGTTTAGTAGTCCTAGCTTCTAACTCATCATCAGCTTGTTGGTTTCTTTCTAAAGCTATAACACAATCAGATAACTGACCGATACTATTAGACCCTCGAAGATGTGAGAGGCTAACCTCTACTCCATTCTCGTGTCCCTTGTTACCATCCACTCGTCTTAGATGAGAGACAAGGATTAACCCAGCCCCTGTTTCTTCTACTAAGCTACGAAGTCTAGTCATGATATTATCAATGGCTCTACGCTCATCACCTTCTGCTATCTGACTGACAAGCATATGGAGATGGTCTACGATTACCCACTTGCAATCACAACCAACGATAAGATATCTAAGCTTTGCAAAGATGTCATCAATCTCGTTCGTTCCAAAGTGAGCATGGATAAAAACTTTATATTTATCAAACATTATTTTGTACATATCAATCAAAGTATCTTCAGCAAACTTATCTCTCTCTTGGTCTACATACAACCTAGCATTAGCTTCAATAGATAGTATACCATCTACAGTTCTACGCCAATCTTCTTCAAGAGCTATGATACCTACATTATCTTCGGTGTTCTTTATTAGCCAATGCTCTATCTCTCTTGTCACACTAGACTTACCTAGCCCTGTACCACCTGTTAAAGTTACAAGCTCACCTTGTCTCATACCATACAGCTTATCATTTAAACCTTTCCAAGGATAAGGAATGCTTGGTTTTCTTTTACGATTTAAAAAGTCTTCTTGTTTCTCTGATACACGAATGATTCCACTAGGTGTATAAACTTTAGCATCCCACCATGATGCGGTAAACTCTTTATAGCTACCTTTAATTAACATCTCGTTAGCATCCTTGTATCCATTAGGAAGAGTAACGACCTTTGCTTTACCAGGTTTTAAAATCATTGCAACTTTCATTGCCGCTTCTATACCCGCCTTGTCTGTATCAAAACATAAGACAACATTATCAAAGCTTTCTACATACTCAAGGTTTTCCTTGATGTCTTTAACTGCTGAAGCTGCACCTCTTATAATTGATACGACTGCCCACTTACTACCGAGTAGTTCGTAAGCCGCCATTGCATCACACTCACCCTCAACAATAGTAAGATACTTACCACCACCCTTAAAGAGTTGTTGTCCAAACAAACCAACGCCATTAGGTGAGACATCAAAAGAAAATCTCTTGTCCTTGATGTATCTAATCTTGTTAGCTGTAAGCTCGTTGTTAATGTACAGAGGATAAATATGTTGAGCCAACTGCCCAGCTGAATCATATACAACCTTTACCCCATATTTCTCTGCTGTTTCTTTCGATATACCTCTATCGGTAAGTTTTGCATACGCCCCACCATGTGCGTTTAATTCTCTGACTGCTTCTTGCATAATCTTTTCTCCTTGATTTGATTTAAAGTTTGGTTGGTTATCAAACCTAGGAAAGAAAGTATTACAACTAAAACATTTAGCAGAACCATCAGTGTTCACTGAGAGTGCATCGCTACTCTCACACGAAGGGCAAGGCAAGTGATGCTTAATAAATTTTAAATTGTTTTCCATGTTTGACCCGAAAAAAAGCTAGGCATAGAATTTAATCTATGTCCTAGCGTGGTTAGAATTAAGATTCGTCAGTAGTTTCTACTACTTCAGTCTCTTCCGGTGGAGTATCAACCTGAGCTTCAGGGCTTTCATTTAGAATGACCTCAAGTCCAGACTGATGTGCTTGTGAAGCATAGTTTAAAGCTTCAACTAATACATTGATTGTTCCTATCTTACTGATAGTAACACTTGCATTATTTTTTCTTTCAGTATCTTCAATCTTAGATACATCATAGACTAAGTTACCTTCAGCATTATTAATAGTAATAATCATTAGAACTCCTCCCCACCTTCGATGGCTTCAAACTCTTCACCATCTCCAGCTTTGTATTGAATCAATTCAAGAACTTGCATTGCTTGAAAGTCCATACCTTTAAAATCCCCAAACTTATTGCTAACTTCCCACTCGTTATATTGAATCTTAACTCGTGAACCATTGCCAACTTGTTCGTTTAATGGAACTTTGTTTGCATCAAGTAGTAAAGGTGCTTTGCGAACCATACCGCCTGGTCCATTTACTTTACGCTTGATATTAATAGAACGACCAACGACTTCATCTTGGACTGTTAAAGTTTTCACTCTAAATCCACGACTCTCAAAGTCATTCGCCACCTCATCACTTACTACTAGGTCGACTGTATACACAGGCTCGAACTTAGTATTAGGTGTTGTTACATTAGCCAAGTAGGCTATTCCTTCT